TAACTTTGCCATCTATATCAATGGTAGGAAATGGAAGGTATTACACGGTCAAGGAACATACGCTGACGATCACAGAGAAATGGCCCAGCTTCGTCGTTTACAAGACATGTGCCGCAGAAAAACTGAGCAGACTGGTAAAAAATGGGAAGTATCTCGTACAGGTGAAAAGGCCACAGACTAATGGACAAAACTCTTAAAGACTATATCGAAAGAACGACAAAACGTCTAGAAGAAGAAAATAAGTCACCGGAGCCTCAACAATATCCGGTATACCCAGAAAATAATAACGAAGAAGATACTCCTAAAAATCCTTACGGACAACACTAATGAAAGCAGCAGATCTACACTTACCAGAAGGAATGGAAGTCTATGTAGACATGGACGGTGTGATCGCGGACTTCTTTACAGAATATGCTAAACTTGCAGGAGTAAAAAGCGGTAACTACAGAGACATTCCTCCCGCCAAGGCAGATCCTACATTAGATAAGATGGTCGGTACTGATTTCTTTTTTAGGCTTCCTAAGTTTCCAACAGCAGATAAACTTTTAGATATAGTAGTCGATGCTGCCGGAAGTTATAAGATCTGTTCAAGTCCTCTTAGAGGAGATCACGAGAACTCAGGTGTACAAAAGCGTAGATGGATTCAAAAGAATCTACATGTACAACCTAAAGAAATCATTATAACTCCTAACAAGGCCAAATATGCTAAAAGTCCCAATGGACTTCCTAACGTATTAATCGACGATCGAGGAAGCAATATAACATCATGGGAAGCTGCTGGCGGCATCGGTATCAAATATCAAGCAGACGAAGACAGTCTTAGAGTTATCTTAGACGGGCTTAAACGTGCCAGACGTGTAGCCAAAGGCGAACAAGATCACGAGCCTCAACAACTTGTTAGCAAAGATAGAGGTGGTAGTAACGCTATTGCTACAGCAAAAGATGAAAGCATCAGAGAAGACTATCATCCACATCAGAAAAAAGTAGAACACTTTATAAAATGGGTTTACAAAAAGCTAAACCTACACGATCCCCTACCAGAGATTATTTTTAGTAACAATACTAAGTTAGCAAAAAGCAAACATAGAACTGGTTATTTTAATAAAGAGAAAAATGTAATATATGTCTATACAGGACATAGAAATCTAGTAGATATCTTTAGAACCCTAGCGCATGAAATGACTCATGAAAAACAGGGTGAAGAGGGTCGTATACATGGACATAGTCCTCCCGGGAGTCCCAATGAAATGGATGCAGATTCCAAAGCAGGATATCTGATGAAACTTTATACCAAGTCGCATCCTGAAATAATCGACGGTTCGTTAACTAAAGAAAACTTCGCGGACGGTAAAGGTCCTGGTCGTCCGGGTGATAGCCAACGTCACGGAATACCCAAAAAAGCTACTATGGCTGAACTAGAAAAGGCTTCACATGCAAAAGGGCGTAAAGGACAACTGGCCCGCTGGCAGATAAATATGCGTAGAGGGCATAAAAAATGAGACTAGCAGAAATATTAAGGAAACCTGTAAAAGAGTCCGCTTCAGCGGGTGCTACAGGCGCAGGAGCTATAGCTAGTACATCTGCTACAGGAGCAGGCCCTAATGTAGGAACGCTGTTTGGGGGCAGTTACGGGCAGAAACGTAAGAGCAAGAAGAAAAGCGAATCTATTATCAAAAGATAAATACATTATGAACCTTAAAACGCAAGGACACTAACATGGATTTTAAAGCACTCATTAACAAGATCGGAGAACTAGATGACAAGATCAGCTCAGTTCCTGCACCACAGCTACCTAAAGCTGTACAGCTAAACGAAGACGCCCAGCTTCGTGTACTAGCTGGCACTTCTTCATATATTTCAGAAGCTAAGAAAAAAGCTGAAGAAAAGAAAGAAGATAAAGAAGAAGTCAAAGAAGAAATGAAAGTCGGCGATAAGAAGCCAAGCTCAACTGGCGGAACTATCGAAAAGACTAAAACAGGTATCAAACACCACGCAGGCAAGAACTACGGCGGTGATAAAGCTCCTAATGTTAGTGACGACGAAGACGCACCAAAGAAGAAAGCTAAGAAAGAATCCATCGATCCAGTGGCATTTAAATCTAAGTTCAGCAAGATGGTAGAAGCCAAGAAAGCTGACGACAAGAAGAAAGCCAAGAAGGAAAAGATGGAAGAAGGTTCTAAGCCAGATTTCCTAGATCTAGACAAAGACGGCAACAAGAAAGAACCAATGAAGAGTGCTGCTAAATCCAAGGGCGGAGACAAGAAGGACGATAAAAAGGGCATGAGTGCTAAACAAGCCAAGTTCTTCGGTAAAAAGAAAGCAGTTAAAGAAAGCATAGAACAAAAACTAACTTTCAAACAAATGATCCAACTAGTCCGTGAAAGCGGTGGCCAACAACAAATCGATCCAGTTGATCGTGAACTGTTTGCTTGGGCAACTAGAATCGCTCAAAGAAAGTTTAACGAATCAGCCAAACAAGAAGTTTATGCTGGTTTAGTATACGAGCGTATGGGCGGTGTATTTGAAATGTACGACGTTCTATCCGAAGCACAAAAATAATTTTTGTTTTTGGTAATATAAAGCCAGTCATAGGTTGACTGGCTTTTTTTATGACTATATACTTGTCTTATAGTCAGGAGAAACTAATGGCAAAAATCTATGGTCCGGAAGAAAAAGCAAAACTAGAAAGATTGATCAACGAAGGATCAAATGTCCTACGCGAAGTAGAAGATCTGCAAGAAGGTCTTAAAGAAACAGTCAAGGCAGTAGCAGAAGAACTACAACTTAAACCAAGTATTATCAATAAAGCTATTCGCATCGCACATAAAGACAACTGGAAAGATCACGAAAACGAATGGGAAGAAATCGAAGGTATTCTTGGTGTTACTAAACGCTTACCAGAATGATAGACTTATTAAAACCAACCTTTGATTGGATACGAGATGACTGGAACAGTAATCCTTTCCGTTTTATTGTTGAGCTTGTCGCTTGGGCTGTCAGTATTGGGTGCAGTATTACTATGGCTGTTACTGTCCCCAACCCACCACTTCTCGCTCTTTATCCTGTTTGGATCTCTGGCTGCGCCATGTATGCTTGGGCTGCTTATACTAGGAAATCATTTGGCATGTTGGCTAACTACATCTTGTTGACCAGTATTGATACATACGGTCTGATAAGAATGCTAACTAATTAATATAAGGTTCGATCAGCCATAAATGATCAGTTGGGTATTTGCGAGCCGAAAATCGCAAGGAGAAAAATATGAGTTACGTTGACGCATTCTATGATCGCGAAGACGACATTATTCGTGTCGTTGAGCGCAATGAAAAAGGTGAAAGGCATTTTAAAGATTATCCTGCCAAGCATCTTTTCTATTATTACGATCCCAAGGGCAAGTATCAAAGTATCAAAGGTGAACCACTCACCCGTGTAGTCTGTAAAAATATCAAAGAACTACGAAAAGAACTTGCTATACATTCAAACAAAAAGCTATACGAATCAGACATCAATCCTATCTTTAGATGTCTAGAAGACCATTATATCAACATTGACGCTCCAAAACTAAATGTAGCATTTTTCGATATTGAGGTCGATTTCGACCCTGCTAGAGGATATGCTAGCCCAGACGATGCATTTATGCCTATCACATCTATCGCTGTGCATCTACAATGGGTTGACACATTAGTTTGTTTAGCTATGCCACCTAAGACGCTATCTATGGCTGAAGCAACCAAGGCTGTAGAAGATTTTCCTAATACCATGCTATTCGACAACGAAGCAGATATGTTAGATGCTTTTCTAGATCTGATACAAGATGCTGATGTTTTAAGCGGGTGGAACAGTGAAGGGTTTGATATTCCCTATACGGTCAATCGTGTTACCAAAGTCCTAAGCAAAGAAGATACACGTCGTTTCTGCCTTTGGAACCAATATCCTAAGAAAAGAGAGTATGAAAAGTTTGGTAAGACAGCGGTCACATATGATCTAATCGGTCGTGTTCACTTAGATAGTCTTGAGCTATATCGCAAATATACCTATGAAGAGCGTCACACTTATCGACTAGATGCGATCGGTGAGATGGAGATTGGCGAAAACAAAACAGTCTACGAAGGCACACTCGATGCGTTGTATAACAATGACTTTAAAAAGTTTATTGAATACAACAGACAAGATACAAGCCTACTTGATAAGTTAGATAAAAAACTAAAGTTCTTAGATCTGTCAAACAAGATCGCACACGAAAATACTGTATTGCTACAGACAACTATGGGTGCGGTAGCTGTTACTGAACAGGCTATTATCAATGAAGCACATCGCAGAGGTATGATCGTTCCTAATCGTAAGAAGATGGAAGAACACGGTGATACACAGGCCGCAGGTGCGTATGTTGCATATCCTAAGAAAGGCATCCACGAGTGGATTGGTTCTTTAGATATTAACTCATTGTATCCTAGTGCCATTCGTGCATTAAACATGGGGCCCGAAACTATCGTAGGACAACTGCGCCAAGATGGGACCAAAGCACACCTCGAAGCTGAAATGGCCAAAGGTAAGAGTTTTGCGGCCGCTTGGGAAGGCATCTTTGGAAGTCTAGAATACACTTCAGTGATGGAAAGAGAAGTAGGACGAGACATAACTATCGACTGGGAAGGTGGCGGCAGCGATACCCTTAGTGCCGCTCAAGTTTATGATCTTATATTTGAAAGTAATCAACCATGGATGATCAGTGCCAACGGTACTATCTTCACATATGAAACTGAAGGAATCATTCCTGGTCTGCTAGCTCGTTGGTATAAAGAGCGTAAAGAGATGCAGGCCAAACTTAAAGAATCTATCGCGGCAGGTAACAAGATTGAAGAAGAATATTGGGACAAGCGTCAACTGGTTAAAAAGATTAATCTTAATAGCCTTTATGGTGCAATCCTTAATCCTGGTTGTCGCTTTTTCGATAATAGGATCGGGCAATCTACCACGCTTACGGGCAGAGCTATTGCAAAACATATGGCCAGTAAAGTAAACGAAATCATTACCGGAGAGTATGACCATATCGGTCGAGCTATCATCTACGGTGACACAGACTCTTGTTACTTCTCTGCGTATACTACGCTAAAGAAGGACATTGAGAAAGGATTGATTCCTTGGACTAGAGAATCAGTCGTAGAACTTTATGACACCATAGGAGAAACTGTAAATGGAACCTTCGTCAAGTTCATGTCAGACGCTTTCCACGTGCCAAAATCTAGAGGAGAGGTCATCAAGGCAGGTCGCGAGATTGTTGCAAGCAAAGGACTCTTTATTACAAAGAAACGATATGCAGTCCTCTACTACGACAAAGAAGGCAAGCGATCAGACGTCGACGGCAAACCAGGCAAGATTAAAGCCATGGGGCTCGACCTCAAGCGGTCAGATACCCCGGTTGTTATCCAAGACTTTCTCAGTGAAGTCTTGACCCGAGTACTAAATGGCGTACCTAAAGAAGAAGTGTTAGAATATATCACTGACTTCCGAACCGATTTTAAAACTAGACCAGGTTGGGAAAAAGGTTCACCTAAACGTGCCAACAACATTACAGAGTATGCAGCCAAAGAAAAGAAAGCAGGCAAGGCCAATATGCCAGGTCATGTTAGAGCTTCCTTAAACTGGAATACTTTGAAACGTATGTTTGACGACAAGTATTCTATGACTATCGTAGACGGTGCCAAGGTCATCGTCTGCAAGCTCAAAGAAAATCCTATGGGCTATACATCTGTGGCTTACCCAGTCGACGAACTGAGATTGCCGCAGTGGTTTAAAGATCTTCCATTTGACGATCATCAGATGGAAAATACCGTTATCGATGAAAAGCTAGAAAACTTGATCGGGGTCCTTGAATGGGACATCAGTCAAACTAGAAGCGATAATACCTTTAACAAGTTATTTGATTTTGAGTGATTTGACACTTGTTTTTTTCTCAAGATCTAAATATAATCAGATTATAACTGGAGAACTCTAATGAAAGACATTTTACAAGATATCGTGGGTCATACACAGAACCTCGGTTTTCTAACTACCGTCAAGGTAACAGGTACAGAAGAAAAGACAACTATTAACTCAATGGCAGATGACCGTTCAGTTATCATGGAAGCTGAAACTTCTGCTCCATATGCAGACATGATTGGCGTATTCGGTATGCCGCAACTGCAAAAGCTAAAGTATCTGCTAGATGGTGCAGAATACAAAGATGATGCTAAAATCACTATCACTACAGCAGAACGCAATGGCGAAACTATTCCTGTAGGCATCCACTTTGAAAACAAAGACGGTGACTTCAAGAACGACTATCGTTTTATGAACTCAGAAATCATCAACGAAAAGATGAAGACTGTCAAGTTCCGTGGTGTTAAGTGGGACGTAGAAGTAGAACCTACTGTTGCTGCTGTACAGCGTTTTAACTTCCAAGCAGGTGCTAACAACGAGCATCCAACATTCCTTGCCAAGACAGAAGGTGGAAATCTAAAGTTTATCTTCGGTGATGCATCAACACACGGCGGAGAGTTTATCTTTGCACAGAATGTACCAGGTAAACTTGATCGTGGTTGGACTTGGCCTGTGTTGCCTATCTTGAGTATTCTTAAGATTTCAGATGTCAACAACACCAAGATGTCATTGAGCAATGAAGGCGCTATCCAGATCACGCTAGACAGCGGATTGGCAACTTACAAATACATTATTCCAGCACAGGCGGCCTAATGATTAGTACTATTATGCCCACAGGTAGATATGTGCAGGTGTCAGGAGGCGGCGCCAGCACATACGTCAATAACTATTCTGGTTCACAGGGTGTCGGCAACATGCGATACAATACCAGTATGCAATGCATGGAAGTCTTTGACGGTCAGAACTGGCAAAAGATAAACATGGCAACCGCTTCAGTTGGCCTAAATCACGAAGCAGAGTCATTGCTAGACTGGGCCCGTGATAAACGTGCCGAAGAACTACAGTGGAAATCATTGGCTGAAACTAACTCCGCTGTTAAAATAGCATTAGAAAATCTAGAAAAAGCAAAACAACAACTAAAAATAACTGCGACATTGGCACAAGAAACATCACGTGACTATGGAGAAGTTATGGAACAGGCAAGCCCATAATATGAAAAGACAAATACACCTTACACCATTGCAGAAAGATTATGCTGTATATCTACCTGCTATCAGTAGTTTTTACAGCACCTATGTAGCTAAACAACGACTCGAAGAGTTTGTGCCTAACGACCGTATTCCTAAAGGAATGGATCGAGGTATCGAAGGAATGAACTTTCTTAACGAAGAAGAAGGTTACTTTACCTATACCTATGCGCTGTATTCTGCAGGACATGCTCAGTTAGATCTCCAGAAAAGCCTTGAGCAAGAATCAATGATACAGCAACGTAATAGAGGTCGTACCGTTATCGTAGGAGATTCCGGCGGATATCAGATTGGTAAAGGTGTTCTTAAGTTTGATTGGTTGAACTTCGAAGGTGCAGAAGCTAACAAGACTCGTAAAAAGATTCTTGAGTGGTTAGAACTAACTGCTGACTGGTCTATGATGCTGGACGTTCCGACTTGGGCGTGTGACCACATTCACAGTCCAAAGACTGGGCTAAAGACTTTTGAAGACTGTCTAGAAAAGACTCGCTTCAATAACAAATATTTCCTTGATAATCGCCTAGGGCAAACTAAATGGCTTAATGTGCTTCAAGGTGGTGACTGGGATACTGCACAACAATGGTACGAAGGTGTTAAAGAGTTTAGCGATCCTAATGGCCCCTATGCTGGTAAAGAAGCAGAAGGATGGGCCTTTGGTGGTGCCAACATGTGCAAGATGGACATTACCCTCAAACGTTTGATGGTGATGCGTGACGAAGGAATGTTAACCGGTAAGAACTGGATCCACTTCCTGGGTACAGCACAGTTAGACTGGAGTTGTTACCTAACACAGATCCAACGTCAAATCCGTAAGCACATCAATCCAGAACTGACTATTAGCTTTGACTGCGCTAGTCCATTTATTGCTACAGCTCACGGCCTTGTTTACACTAATGCACAACATCTTAACAAGCGTTGGTCAGTAATCATGGACAAGGCTCCTGATAATAAGGCACTAGCAGGCAGCGATATTCCGTTTCCTTTTGAAAGCGAGTTTGGTAGCAGATTAACAATGGGGGATATCTGCTATATGGCTCCCGGTATGCTAAACAAACTTGGCAAAGAAGGTAAGACTAGTTGGGATAGTTTTGCATATGCTCTAATGATGGGTCATAATGTAGAATGTCATATCAAGGCAGTACAACGTGCTCAACAGTTAATGGATATCGAATGCACTAGATTCAAACCAGATTGGCGTAACTGGGGTCTCGAAGGCAAGAAAGAGATCGAGTTAAGCGAATGGGTTCCTAGAAAGATCCTTTATTTCGGCACATTCATCGAAGAACTGTTTAATACTAAAGATAAAACAGAAGCATTTGATCTTATCAATAATGCCGGTGGATTCTTAAAGAGTCTCGAAGGTGCTCGACTACAAGGTGGTCCTGCTGATAACGAGTTTAATAACTTGTTTGATTGGGGTGATGCCAAAAAAACTGATCCTGAAAACTTTGATCAACAGGATGATGACGATTTACGTGCTTTAGAAACCGAACTTACACAGGAGTAACACATGTATGAACTCAGAATCAAACATCTCGAAGAAACACACAGTATGCTCAACAAAAAGATCGACAATTTGGAAAGAACAGGCGTCTTTAACGACCTAGAACTTGAAACTTTGAAGAAACAGAGGTTGCATTTAAAGGATGAAATCTCTATAATGAAAGATAAGCAAAAACGTTATCAGGAAGATAATGACTGACAAATGCACAACCTGCGGTAAAACATACAGCATAACTTGTGATTGGAATCAAGGACGCTGTCCAAACCATCCACCTTATTTCAATCCACATTCATTGCGATTCTATAATCTTCTAAAATCAATCAAAAATCTCTTTAAGAAAGACTAAAATGGATCAAGTATATCTGATCAAACCACTCGAAAAGAAAAGCATTGTCTATCACGTCGAGATGTTTCGTGAAAACTCAGATGGAACTATAAGCTGGTTCAATATGGACGAAACTTTCCGTTGGGGGCAAGGATTCGTCGAGGGAGACATGGACGTCAATCTTCCCCGATCTGATGATCCGGTTGCATATGCCAAAACACAACCAGGATGGGGCTGCGAGTTCGATGACAGTATCAGCATAGATTTTGAGTTCAGCGAAGATATCACCGTTGAAGAACAAGAAGCTATCCGAGAAGAATACTATAACGGTGGTGCTGGATGGTTGTTTGATGGTGAACACGATTGGCAAGAAGAAGATAGTGCCGTCCATATTTACGCACCGTTTGAAGTTACCCTCTGCAGCGAAAATGGTGATTTTATTCGAGAAGTGGTCTTGCGTTCTAGAGAAGAAATCAATAAAATATACGAAGAACAGAAAGTTTTTGCGTCAGCTGACTCAGGACTTCCTATTCAAACCGAAAATCAACTAGCCAGAGAAAACGGATTCGAACTATGAAGCGCGATTACTCAACAGGTATCACTGACACCGCCTCCTTCTTTGTAGGTGTAGAAGTAGAACATACTCCTGCATATAAAATGAAGACTCTGTTTGTAGTAGGAGTTCAAGATCCAGCGATTATTTTGCACATCGCTAACGACACACAACCCCTTCTCGACGAGTCTAGGCGCATTAAACATATCTATTTCGGTGCTAACCAGAGTTTTCCTAAGTTAGCTGTCAACGATGCTGACGGTTGGGGTGAATGGGAATACATGATCGAAGAATGCCTCGATGCAGGTTACTGGTGTACCTTAGACTTAGACGTTGCTCAGGTCGAAGGTCTATTAGAAAGCGGCCTTGTTGAGAATAGAAAGTTTATTCCTCAGATCAGTGTAAAGATTCCCTATCTCTCACAGCTAGGATATAATGCTACACTAAAGATTGACGACAAGGATTTTGATGCAACTAATCATGGGGTTTGGTGCCATAACCTGCATGACCTACTCGGAAGAGATCGCTTCACAAGTTGGGATCAATATGGCAAAGACGAAATAATCAAATGAATATTTTTGATAAATGGTTGTACGGCAAAGTCCGTGACATGTGGGAAAATAAGGATAGGTACGAAGAAGCTGTCAACTATAAAGAATCAAGGAACATAAAAATGGGCACTGGTATGATTGGCGCACAAGCGATGGTAGAAGTTGGCAGGTCTGTCGATGCAAACGGATTTAACTTAAAAGTCTACAAAGCAAACGGCGGAACGATTATCGAAACACGAAAGTATGATAATAAGCGTGATACGAGTAGCAACGGGCTTTACATTGTTACCGATGATAAAGACCTTGGGGAAGAAATAGGTAAGATCATTACTATGGAAGGACTTAAATCATGAGAGTAACTAAAGAGTTTATAGTAAAAGAAAACGAAGGTTTTCGAGTTCGTGTAAAAGCTGTGCCTTGTCTTTCTCCTAAAGAACTAATCGCACTAGATTTTATCCAAGAAAGCCTAAATAAAGGCAAGGTAGTAGATTCTAGCACTTATAACTTCTTTATGACCAAAGAAGAAATCAACGATCTAGTAGAAGGACTACAACAGATATGATTATCCGACAGGACATTCGTCCTAACAAAATGATCTGGGTCACTTTCCGTAAAGAAGGTATTCACTGCTTTCCGGCGGCGGCCACAGATCCTAACCTAGCTACAGGAGATGAATACGATGTATCGTTTCTTGCCACTCCTCATCGCCATATCTTTCACTTCAGGGTGTGGATCAGTGTGCAGCACAATGACAGGGACATCGAGTTCATCCAGTTCAAACGATGGCTCGAGTCGTTGTATAATGGTCAAGATTCCGTT